CGCAGCTCGTAGAGGCCCACAAGGGCCAACACTGTAGACTTAGCGTTCTTACGACCAACCAACGATATTAGACGTGTGTAGCGTCTGATGCCATCGTTGAGCTTATCGACCCACCCGTAGGCGTTAGCTATCAAGAATGCCTGCCAAGGGGATAGCTCGACCTGTTGGCCTGCTACCGTGCCTTCGACGTACTTGAAGAGCTGCATGAAGCCCAGCGCGTGGTCTGATAGCTCCTCAGAGAACTCCCATCGGAAGCCCTCGTCATGCTGGTTGGTATTAATGTCGTTGAGGAACGATTGGCACTGAAGCCTGATGTATTTGTTAGCCACTATGGTGCCGTCTGTGACATCCTTAGCGTATTGAATTGCATCTGCTGTCAGTGCCATGTTGTTTCCTTATGTTTTGTAGAGTGCCTCTAGTTGTTTCATTGACACCATTTGTAGATCATATTGCCCGTCATTGACCAAACGCTTAACAGCCACACCACGCCAGTAGTTGCGTGCGCTAGTGCCTGCGTAGGCATCGTTCTTCTTGCCCTTGAAGGAGCCACAGACCAAGCCATGAAGTCGCTTGCCTGAGCTAGTGACGTGCGTACTGTAGTCTAAGAAGTGCGAGTGCCCCACTGTAGCTGACTGGTGGCCCTTGACCAACAGAGATCGTGCGTGGTTGTCGCCACTGATGGGACGGCCCATTGCACCAGATGTGAGGTAGTGCGCATAGACAACACCGTCGATGTCGATAGTTCCAGCGGCGGCACCTTCGTAGTCAACCACATCATTGAAGTGCTTGTCCAACTCTAGGTGGCCCATTGAGATGCCGAACTTGTTGCCCTCCATCTCTGGTGCTTGCTCAACGGCTCGTGTGATACGATACTCGTGGTTGCCAACACAGAAGACCTTACGGATGCTCTTAGGTGCCTTGTGGAACGTGCGGTCAAAACTTTCAACAGCACAGTTGATGTCAGCCTCATAGGATGCACCGTGGAAGGAGCCTTTGCCCTTGTCGAAGCTATTGAGCGAATGCATATCAGCAGCATCACCGATGTTCACGATGACATCAGGCTTTAGGTCTTTGATAAACTTGTTGAGTAGATCAAAGCGTGATAGGTCCTCAGAGGGCTTTGCGTGACCGTCTGGAATTACTAGGTGGGTTTTCATTTGTCATGTCCTGTTGTGTAAAGTGATATTGCGTAGTCCCAATCTTTTATGCTTTGTGCGAAGTTGCCCAGCTCAACCACCTCCTCAAGCGTCAAGCCTGAGTGGAGTGCGTTCTCTAGGGCGCTCATCACGTAGTCTATGGGCTGTAGGTCATGTGGTGACTTTGGGTCTTGTCTGTCTGCCATGTTGTCTCCTGTTTTGTGAATTAGTGTGCAGCCCCCCAGTTAAGGGGAGCCGCGATTGGTTTAAGTTAGTCCTGGAATGTTAACAGTCTCGATGTCGTTAGACACCATGCTGTTAAGCTGTAGTTTGACATTGTTCTGGTCAAAGTCCATAACTTCACTTCTAATACCATTAGCATAAGAGTCTTGACCCCCGTCACCCATCAACCATATTTGTGTTGAGGTGTTAGGCGCATCTGTAGGCTTAGGGTGCCAGAGGGCACGTTTACCTGGATGACACAGCGTGTCTGCACAGAGCGATGTGATGCTGCTGTTGGGTGTAGTGTCTTAGAGGTGTAACCACCTGTGTAGTTCCCATCGGGGTCGATGAATTTGTGAGACGTGTTGGGCATATTAAATCCTCGTTGGTTTGGTATTGGTTAAACTAGGCCACCTTGGACTATAAAAGCCACAACGGCACTAGCGAACAGGCCGATCACGACCTTCATGAACCACTTGAAGTAGTCCTTTATTTCACTAACGTCGCGCGTGTTTTCTACCACATCCTTGTGCAGCAGCTTGTGCCGCATCTCAAGGTCTGTGTGAGCGCCCTCCAGATCGTAAAGGCGATCAATAAACTTATCTAGGTCATTTGAGACCTCTTTGACCGTACGTCTAGCCATAAGAGGCCTCCTTTGTGTTAAGTACAGACAGCCCTTATCTTAGCAAGGTAGTTGTCTACAGAAATTAGCGTCTCATCAGTGTCAGATGCAGACAGTTTAGGTTTAGGGATGCTGCAAATAGTGTCAGTCCCTGATGTTGTTGTGCTTGCGCAAGCGCTCAAGAGCAGCATTGCGGTCAGTAGTAATGGTCGTTTCATAGATACGCTCCTGTGCGTCTACTTTGCCCTGCAAGTCTGATAACTTACGATCCCTCTTAGCTTCATTGCGTCCAGCTACGTAAATAGCTACCACAACAGACAGCACAGCTAAGGCCGATGCGAACATCTTCCACAGCTTGCTCAACAGGAACGCAATCAAGAGACTTGCTTTGCATAGGCGTCCATCCCGAAGGCAGCGCCCGCGAAGAGGAACACTGGTGTCGTAAGATACTCAGCGACTTGAATAGCCTCTGGCATCCACATTCCTAACACGTGGAATACGCCAACGAAGACAAGCATTACCACAGCGACCTCACGTTTGTAGGTTTTCTCCATGATCAACCACGCCCTTTGGTGATTGAGACGAAGAAGGCCATGAGAGCCTCTAGGAGGCCACCTGTGGGCTTCTTAGCCACTTTTGTAGGTGCTAGTGGCTCAGATAGGAATAAAGCCTTCTCAGCTGCTCTGCGCCGTGTTAGGCCATTGAGGACCATCTTTTTTTGCTTGTTCCAGCGTGGTAACTGATTAGCAGCAGCCACATAGTTGCCTTCGTTTAGGCGGCGAAGCAATGTGGACTTACTGAAGGCACCAGCGCCAACATTGTAGATGAAGCTACACAAAGCGTCATATTGGGGTTGCGTGAGCGAAACTGTGACCTTCTTAGCTATGACAGCCTCCACCCAAGCTAGATCTTCGACCAGAAGTGCATCAGCACGTTCCCTTGAGATCTTCATGCCCATTTTGACGCCCTTTGTGTGACCATAGCCGATTGTTGGGCGGTCGTTGGGTGTTGGCATGTAAGCCTTTAGATCAAGGCCCTCGAATAACTTGATTAGGGCAAGCCCTTGTTTACCGATTTTCATCTTTATTCTCCTTTTGTGTTTTCTTTAGTTCAGCTCTGTAAGCAACCCAAGCAGTATTACGAGCAGCCCACAGAGCACCACCATGAGCAGCCCCAAAAGCATTCCAAGCATCAGCACGAGCAGAATCCCAAGCATCTAAAGCAGCAGTAGCAGCAGCAGCATGAGCAGCCTTCAGTTCTTCAAGTTTAGTAGTCATTATAGTGCTCCTCTTGTAGCTTCATTACTTCAGCTTCGTAAGCATCCCAAGCAGCCCAAGCACGAGCATCAGCAGCTTCATAAGCATTCCAAGCAGCATCATCCCAAATAGCAGCATCAGCAGCATCAGCAGCTTCAACACGGGCAGCTTGAGCAGCCTTAAGATCAGCCTCCAGTTCTTCAAGCTTAGTCATTAGAGTTCTCCTCTTGTAGCCTCTCTAGTTCAGCTATGTAAGCTTCTCTAGCGTCATCACGAGCATGGCGAGCAGCCTCATAATCACCAGAAGCAGCATCAACAGCATCAGAAGCAGCCCCAAAAGAGTCATAACCATCAAAAGCAACAGCAGCACGAGCAGCAGCAATAGCATCATCCAAAACAGCACCAGTAGCATCACAAGCGGCTTTTAGTTCCTCAAGTTTAGTAGTCATTTCAGGCCCCATTGTGCTACAAGGCGTGCCTCAACAGCGTCTTGAAAGCTGTCGTAGGTGCCTAGGTTTGTTTGTACACCATTGCGTGTGATGTCTGCACGGTAGCCATGCTTGACCTTAGATACGCCACGAATGCCTGTTTTGTTAGTAGAGGCCACTGGTGGTGTCTTAAGTAGGTACTCAGGATCGCACTTGGTTGACGTGTCTGTAGTAGTTACGTCATTCACTAGGCCATCAGGCGACATGTCCAGAACGATAGTGATCTGCTTGGCCTTGGGTGGCAGCGTGTCCAGAGCAGCATCAATAGCTGTGAACTGTGGGCTGTGGTTGTCTGTTACGAATAAGCTGTGCATTGTGTAGTCCTTTGTTATGTTGTGTGTTGTGTACCTAGGCGATCACTTGACCAGCCTAGGCTTAGTGTTGAGGAAAGCAGCGATGGGATCATCTGCCACATCATCTGTGCTATCCTTAGTGCGTGCCTTAGCAGCACGTGTGGAGGGCGTTAGTGCGTACTCACCGAGCATCACACGCATCTCCTTCTGTAGCTCTATCATCATGTTGATGGCGAGCTTAGGCCCCACCTTAGCCTCAATGCCACCGCGGCCATAGACAGCAGCAGCTTGGACATAGGCATCGTATAGGTCTACGATCTGACTGATGTAGAGGCTATCCACCTCACCTGATGTCAGGCCCTCGTTGAACAGGAGGTCACTGAAGCGGTCGAATAGTTCAGCCTTGTCTGTTGTGTAGTCGTGGTTGATGTAACCCTCAGGTGCAACCTTGCTTGCGTTAGCTTGCTCGATACCACCGTGACGGTTGGCTCGATAAGTTCCATCGCGCTTGTGTTCTTGGACAGATTTGCGTGCTCCTCCGCCCGAACGTCCCTTGACGCCAGCCATTTGGTCTCCTTTCGATCTTTTTAAGAATTTCGATTGTTTCTGGAGACCATGCCCCAAAGTGAATTTTTTACACGCCAGTAAATCAGGATACGAAGTGCCTAAAATCATGATAGACGCCCTTGACTTCCTCTTGTGTCTTCCAGCTATGGCAGGACTTACAAAGAGACTGTAGGTTTCCTGCGTTCCACATAAGTTTCACGTCACCCTTGTGTGGGATCTGGTGGTCAACGTCAGTGGCTATCGTTACGAGGTCGAAGCTCAGACACCTTTGACACAGCGGTGCCTTAGATATCTGAACTCCCCTTAGCTTCTTCCACCTTGCGGTGCTGTAGGCCTTACCTCTTGAGAGCTTACCCCTCTCGTGTGGGTCTTTGTCCTCTCTTGGTCTGTGAGTGGCCTGCCTTTTGTCTAAGCAATTGGCGTCATCACATGAGAGCGCTGGGCACCCTGCCTTACTACAGGCTCTTGGTGAGCTATAGGGCACTGTTACTCTTTCATCCATGCAACAGGTATTAGTTTGTCAGCATAAAGGAAGCCGTTCTTGTCGCACCAACCACCATAGGTCTGGCTGGAAACCTTAGAAAGCCTTTGAGCGCTGTGGCTAAAGACGAACCTAATGTCCAAGTCAGGGTGTTGCTTCTTGATCAGAAGATGCTTAGTGCGGTCACTTGGGAGGAAGCGACCCTTGGTCTCAATGATGATACCGTTAGACAGTTGGAAGTCTGGAGTGTACTGACGCGGCTTGGCTACGAACGGCACCTTTAGCTTCTCATATTGATAGCTTATCTTGTGTGCGTCTAAGTGCTTTGCGTTGTCTTGTTCCAAACCCGAACGGAAGCCAGCATCCAAAGCTGACTGCCTTAGTTTACTTCTGGGGGCTGCCATGTTTGACCTTCCTCTCTGCGCAGCCACAACAGTCGTGCGTTCTCCACTACCTTACCCTTGTCGCCATTGTAGGCAGCTAGGCAGACAGCGTAAAACTCTTGTTCTGTGGTTGCATTTTCTAGGAGCTTACGAGCTTTCACTGGACCAACACCCTTGATGCCGAACACATTGTCAGCGGTGTCGCCCATCAGGATCTGAGTGTAGAAGAAACGAAGTCCATCTAGCTCGTTCACCTGAGTGAGTGTGTCCTTGTTCAAGTTGTAGTGCCAGCAAGGCATCTGAAGAAAGTCCTTGTCGATAGAAGCGATGACAGTGTCTGGACCTAGCTCTGTTGCTCTGATCGTTATGACATCGTCTGCCTCTTCACCCGAAGACACGTTGGCATCGTAGGCTTCGACCAAGTAATCCCGCAGACCTTGGAGGTGCTGGGGCTTAGGCTTACCTGAGCGG